CCCTTCGGGGTCTTCTCGAAAGCGACCATCCTTCCGTAGGGCCTCGGGACCTCGATGCGCGGCCCGCCGTCCAGGGTGCGGATGACGGCCTGCGGTTGATCGATCTCGGTTTCGTCCGGATTCGGCTGCAGTTTCGCTTTCGCGGTGGGCTGCGCCTCGCCGAACGTCGGCGTCGCAACCGCTTCGAGCTTCATACGCTGCTCGATGTCCTTCTTCATCTCGGTGAGTCGTACGATACCGGCGTCGTACTTTGCCGTTTCTTCCGCCGTCATGGCGCGATCGCCCTCGTCAACGAGATCGAGAATGTCTTCGGTCTCTTTGAGCAAAGCAGCGTAGTCCTGCTTCATCTGCACAATGGTTTTCATGCGTGTACTCCAAAAAGGTCAAAAAAATACCCGCTCATGGCGGGTTCGCTGTGACAGGTTCCGATCATCGGATCGGCGCGTCGGGCTGCTTTGGCGCCCGCGCGGGTGACGCCTGTCAGCGTCTAAATCTTCAGACCGTTCAACCGCTCGCGCAGCAGATGCTTTGTTTCCGTAAGCGCGTGCTTTGCAGAAGCGAGTTGCTGCGGGATCGGAAATCCGTACTTCTTGAAATCGAACTTCACCAGGGCCGCAGCCCTCACCGGCTCGCTCATCTCGTCTGCCAGGCCGAATTTGACCGAATCCTCGGCATTGAGCCACGTTTCCGCATTCAGCATCTCGACCAGTTTTTCGCGGTTGAGCTTGTCTCCGGTTTTTCGCAGGTAGGTGGCTGCGGCGCTGTCGCTCATCTGATCCAAGTCGCCCGCTGCCTTTCGCATGACCTTCGCATCCCCGGCAGCGAACATCCACGGGTTATGAATGAACAGCATCGCATTCTCGGGCATCTCCACCACATCCCCAGCCATCGCCACAATCGAAGCAGCAGACGCAGCGACGCCATCCACGATCACCCTCGTCTTCGCCTTGAGGGTCCGCAAATAGTTGTAGATCGTGATGCCCTCGAAGAAATTGCCGCCAGGGGAATTGATCCGTACCTTGAACTCGTCATCCTTCCCGAGGTTGAGCCCCTTGATCTCCTTGATGAGGCCTGCAGCCGCAACCCCACCGCCAAAGAATCCGGCGCCGATCTCGTCGTAGATGAATACCTCAGCGGTATTTCCCTTTTTCGCTTGTACGCGAAACCATTGACGCTCACCCGGTTCCGGCGCGTTATTGAAGTTTGGCATCTACGTCTCCTAACATCAGACTCAAGAGCAGATCCGCCTTGCGCATCTTCAGTTCGTCCTGCGAAATGCCGCGATCCTCGGCGAGCACGTTCAACTGCATGGCGGCGGCGCAATAACGATCCGCGACTTCCTGCGCAACGCACATCCACTCGGCGACTTTCTTCCCGACATCGACATAAGCCGCGGCACCAGAGGATTCGAGCAGGCGCGACTCGAAACGCACCACGCGCTCGGCTGCCGCGCGGGCAAGCCGTCCGGCAGCCGGCGGGGCGGCCGGTGCAGACGGATCGACCGGGGCCGGCGATGCCGCGGGCTTATCCTGCCCGGCTTTTTCCGCCGGACCCATGTTCAGAGGAACGAGGTACATATCGCCGAGTTTCCCCGGCAATGGGTTGCGATCCTCAAGTTCAAGCACGTCATTTGCCGACATCCAGCCCCAATTACGCGCAACAGCGTAGGCGTCAAAGCGCGCCTTCTGATCGCCGCGGAGAAGTCCATCGACGACGTGCTTGGTATAGAAAACGGACTGTTTGCGAAATAGCTTGCGGTTGAATTCCTGCTCGAAGCGCACCAGCCACGGGCGGATCGTATCGACGACCCATTCGATGTTCTGGTGCTCGATGTTCGAGAACGTCGCGTGCGTCATCTCCCGCAGTTTATGCGGCGGCATGTTGAGCCAGCGCGCCCATTCTTCTACGGTGAACCGGCGTGCCTCGATGAGCTGCGCTTCTTCGTGCGTCGGGTTCATCGGCTTGAATTTCATGCCAGCTTCCAGGATCGCGATGCGGTGCGAGTTCGAAAGCCCCTGCAACTTTTGCGCCACCTCGGCCTTGAGCCGATCGAATTGCTCGGCCGTGAGCACGGCATCGGTTTCGATCGCCCCGGATATGTTGCCACCATTGCGGAAGAACCTCGCCGCGTATTGATCCTGCGCGGTGTTCAGTCCGATGGACTCCATCGCAAGCTGGATCAGCCCATAGCCCGTGATCCCGTCGTAACCCAAACCGGGAATGTGCAGAACATTCTCCGGCTTCAGGTATCGCACTTCCCTGTCCCACGGGCGGACTTCATACCACAGCACTCCCTGGTCGTCGCGCACCGGTCTGGTGATGTTCGGCGTCAGCGGCCAGAGTTGAAACGGATTGCCGCGGCTATCCCACAGGATTTCAGCGTAGGCATTGCCGCGCGATATGGCGTGCATCACCCAGGATTGGCGCATCGACATCGCCGTCATTTCCGGGTTCGGCTCGTTGTGCAGCAACCAGTGAGCAGGATGGTTTTGCCAAACTTCTCTTTTCCTGCCGTCGGTCTTGTAGACGTTCAACGGCAACGAACCGACCGTCCCGGCAATCATATTGACGCCGCAGTAGTAGGCCGACAATCCAAGGGCGGTGGCCTCGGATACTTTGACACCCGAGGCAGCCTCCCGCTGGCCGAACATCGCTTCCATGAACCACGTCGCCGGAGAGCGCACCGTCGTTATTTCTGCGCGCGGCGCATAGCGCCCGAGAAATCGCTGGAGCATATTCACGCGGCAACATTCCTTTGCTTAGTGATCCGCGCAAGAGCGATGGCGGACAATTTCGCGCGCCCCTCTGCGGTCCACGCGCGCCCTAGTGAATGTCTGTTGCCCTGATTGATGATCGAAAGTTTATGGCGAGCCTCTGGTGATACTCCGTGCCCAATCAGCGCCCCAGCGATTTTGGCGCGATGTTCTGCACTCAGGGGTTTTCCAAGGCGACGCAACCGCTGCTCATTTTTTTGTTTCTTGTTCCATCTGTAACCAAGAGATCCATTTCCGCCGTCCGTCATGTTGTAACCAAGCGGGGCTTTCGTGTTGAAAGAGTTTATTGCAGACTTTTCAATGTCTCTCAAGTAACCTGCGTTAGCAATCACGAGTGTCGAAACTAAGATCGCTTCTGGTCCATATTTCCGTATGGCGCAATGGACGGCGCAGTCCCCGCCTCTTTCCGCTGTGCCTACATGAATTGCGAATCTCTTTTCTACCGTGCGGACGGTAATCCCGATGTATGATTTTCCATTCGGAAAGAGCAGGCGATATATATATCCGTTTTTCATTAGAAATTGATCACTCGCAACTCCCCGGTATATTTGCTCGTCTCACCAACCACCATCGCCCGCGAGATCGCCATAATCAGCGCGATCGCCGGGTCGATCTTCTGGTCGACGCCTTCCTTGTTCGGGTAGATGTTGTCTTTTTTGTCCCGATGGCAGACGACGTTCGCAATCGCCCAGGCAAGCACGGGGTCGCCGCTGTGCACCAGATTGCGGCCGGTGACCAGTTCGTCAAGCTCTTTCATCGCCGGGGAGAAGTTCAGCACCGTCGGCCGGATTTCGACCATGGGCACGCCTTGCTCGATCATCTCGGTGGCGAACTGTGTGAGCTGCGCCGGGTCAAACGGAACCTCGCGCACTTCATGGTTGCGCGTGTCTTCGAGCAACTCTTCGCGCACCGCTTCGATGTCGAGCACTTCGCCAGGCGTGGTGCGTATCCACCCGTCTTTCACCCAGCCGGCCAGGTGGTTGTTGCCCTTGGCCTGCGCCTGCGCTTCGGGGATGTAGTAGCGCCCGAAACAGTAGTATTTGCCGCCACGGCGGAAGATCCGCATCTTGGCAAATAAGTCTTTCTTGAACGCGGCATCAAGCGCGACCCAGCAGGGCTCGCCCTTGAAGTCTTCGATCTTGAGGCCGCGATCGGCGCAATCGTCCCAAGCCAGCATATTCATCCAGGCGCTATCGGCGTTGACCCAGACGTCAAGCCGCTTGGTCAGGAATTCGTTGAGCGCCTGCGCCTGCACCTTGGCGACCGCCGCCATGCGGCGCATGTCGTCGGGATCGACGCTGATGCCGTAGAGCGGGTTGGCCTTGCGCCAGGTCGCCTCGTCCATGGGATCATCACCCTGGTCGATGGTGTAGATGATCCCCCAGAAGGCGTCGTCCTCGACGGCCTCTCCTTCGACCTTGTAGCCCATGCCGCCGTGCTTTTTCAGAGTGGCATTGAGCACCTTGCTCAGATAATTGCGCTGGTCGTAGCACACGCCGGCGCGGTTCCACCCGGCAGTGGTGATCTTCCAAATCAGCGGCTGTCCGCGCGAGCCGGTGCCCGAGTCCAGCACGTCGTGCACCATGCGGTTCTTGTGCGCATGTAGTTCGTCGATCAGCGCGCAGCTTACGTTCAGACCGTCCAGCGTCGAGCCTTCGGCCGAAAGCGGAACGAACTTGCTGGCGGTGCCGCGCGAGATAATCGAGCGCGCAAGCACTTCGATTCCAAAACGCGCGCGGAATTCGCCGTCCATCCTCGCCATCTGGCTCGAGATGTCGAACACGATATGCGCCTGCTCGCGGGTAGTCGCTGCGGAATACACTTCACCGCCCCATTCATCGTCGGCCAGCAGCATGTAAAGACCGATGGCCGCCAGCTTGGTGGTCTTGGCGTTCTTGCGCGGCACCTCTTCATAAACTGTGCGGAAACGGCGCATCCAGTCGGACTTGCGCACCCAGCCGAACACGCATGCGATGCCGAACTTCTGCGCCGGCGCCAGGCTGATGCGATCCCCGCCCCACTTTCCCTTCACGTGGCGCAGCAGCTCAATGAAGCGGATAACGCGCTCGGCCAGCTCCGGCCGCCAGTCGAAGAGATAGTCCGGCTCGGACTCCCATCGCGCCAGATCGTCGAGTTGGCGCTGGCACGCCGCCTTCACCCATTTGCAGGCAGGTATGCCGCCGGCTACGACCTCATGTGCGTAATGCAGCGCCTCGGCGACATGGTCTATTCGAACTTGCCCCATCCGCCTTCAGCCGGTTTTGGCTCCACGCCCGGCAGGTCGGGCTGCATCGGCGAGCGTGGGTCGCTCGCAGTGACGCGCGAGCGCAGCGCGGGCGACAGCCCGAAGTGACCGAGGAACTTGTCAACCTGCTCCAGCGCCCGATTGCTGATCTGCTGCAGCACTGAAATCTGCTTGTACCCGGAGGGCGTGTCCCAGATCCGGCCTCTCTCTCCAGTCTCGTCGCCGGTGTTCGATGCCGCGATCCGGACCTGCGCCCAGACGTAATCAGCCCAGGCCTGGCAGTAGCCGGCCAGAGCGGCGCGGTCGAGTTGCGAAATCAGGCCCAGCTTCTCGAGGTGCGGGGTGAGGCGGTCCCATTCGGCGCGCGCCTCCCCGCCCAGGTGCTCCGGACAATCCGGGATCTCGACGTCCGGCCGGACGATGTCATCCAGCAGGCTCGCCAGCGGCTTGTGGCTCGCGTTGCCGCGCAACCTGTGCACGTTCGCCGGCAGCGGTTTCGGTCCTCGTTCACCTGACATGATCATTCACCCCAATTAAAAAAGCTTCCCGCACATTCCATGCATCAGATCCAGCCAGCGAAGCAGTCAAGCCCGAAATTCATTACCCATTCCCATCCAGGCCACAAGGAATGGAACCGCCGACACAGCAACCGCCTGCACCCCCGCGTCCTCTTTAGAAGGCGCGTTAGCAGGGTTGGGAGCGGCGGCTGCTGGCGGCGATACATGGCCCCTCGATATACCCTCCCCTGAGATACCCCCACCCCTAAACTCCCGGCTGATTCTTTGTTGT